CCAGCTTTCTCTTGTCGTCTAGCTTCAGATTCATAAGCTGAACCAATTTTTTCAAAAGCACTTTTGGGTGGGCTTTTCTTCTTTTTAGGTGTATCAGCCATGATTATGTAAACTCCAAAAAATACAGATTTAGGATTACTTTCAGTTTATCAGGTTCAACGCCAAGTTGGTTTTAAGGTTTTTAGTCCTGCACGACGTTCTTGGTCAATATACTCTGGGTTTTCAGCATACAGCGTTCGTGGAATACCACGAGGTCCGACCTTGCCATCATTGGTAAGAACTACAGGCATGGCTCCGGGTGGGGCAAATTTCTTTCTTGCGTCTTGATAGGAAATACCTGTCCATAAATTGAATTCATCGGGCCAAACATAATCACCTGGGTTCACTCGTTCACCTTTATGTACACCACGAGAATATTGTCGGGCATTTTGACGACTTAACGTGCCTAAAGTTTTGTCCTGTCGGCGGTTAGACGACATTGTGCCAAGGTATCCGTCTGGATACGTGGTATCTTGCATCGTTCTGTAACCAGCAAGTTGATAGTCCTTGTTATTTCTGAATACGGGTTCTGGACCAAATATGGGCAGTGAGGAAGACTCACTAACGGAGTTAGGACTTTGCCAATCAGAAAACGCTTGTTTCATTGATTGCCTGCCCTGCTGTGGTCAAATGAAGTCATGAAACCACCAGCGGCACCTGAAACTGATGAGATGGGACGTGGTTTTGTTTTAGAAACAACTTTTTTAATAGTTTTCTTTTTTTTAGTCGCCATTTCCAGTTTCCTTTTTCCAATCTTCTGGAGTCATGTATCGTTTGGGCAAATCGTTGTCGTAACTATCTTTCCAACGTTTTTTAGGATCTTCTGGTAAACCACCTGTTTTAGTTGGTGGCTTACTCGGTGGTTTTTTTCCACCACCACCAGTTTGTGTATTCATTAATGGGCCGTCAATAACCACGCCTCTGTGATTAGTGGGCATTATTACTCAGTCCAGACGTTGATCTTCCCAGCACCTGTAGGGCGTGGAATGCCGTGCGGTGGAGCGTCGTCGCCTTCAGCATCAGTCATTGTTACTTTACGTGAAGGATTATGTGATTGGTCAATTTGACGACGGGCTTTTCTACCTTTGTATTCCGCCATGTCATAGACATTCTTTTTCATGCTTGGTTGAATGTATCCCATTAATTTTTCCACTCTCTTGTAAGTTTTGAATTCTGGTGGAAAGCTCCACTTGGTGCTTGCTTACCAGTTCCCATGTCAAAAGTATTGCCACCACCAAAACTAAAGTTTCCATCTTTATAGGATGGTGCTTGGTCGGTCATATACGAACCAATGCGTTGTTCTCCCTTTGCGGTTTGTCCATAAGTATTCACTGTGTGCATTCCACCGCCATAGCTGGAAACTTCGTGACGAAGAGGAGAATTAGACCCTTTTTGGGTGCTGTGGTATGTGGCTCCACTCAAAGGTTGTCCTAAAGACTTAACGTCAGGCATTTTATTTAAACCTTGTGCGTCTTTTTCATAAGTTCTAGGAGTAGCAGCTGGATTTACTGGAGATCCCCCACCCATAATTTTTCTAGGTGTTGCAGCTTGGGGATATCCTGCGCTACCACCACGAATCTTTCTACCCATAATTGCCATTAAAATTACCTCAGTACTGGTTTAAAAGATATTGCCGAAATGCTTTCGCCATTCTCTCCCATAATATCATCAAACCCAATAATGAAATAGAGATCAAGACCTCGTGGGGCAACAAAACCACGTGCGATTGCCGCTGCTTTTGCTGCTTGATTGACAGCACTTGCTCCGATAGCGCGAATCTTTGGAAGATGACCAGCAATAATTGATCGGGCAAGGATAGAGCCAACGCTTTGAGGGTTGCTACTTCCTGATACTTTTAAAACATCCTCAACTTTTTGATTAAGTTCTTGTGACATATAGACTCCTGTTTGTAAAACATACGGAAAGCCTATATTACCACGTTACGTGAAATTAGCGGATTTTAACAAAGCAACCATGTCTTCTAAGCGCATAACTGCATATGATTCGCCTAAAGCTGCTGCCCCTTTTCCAGGTCTTTTTACAACCAATAAAGGCAAACCTTTGGGCAACTTAGATGCTTGGGTCACCGTATCGTTTAACCATTCGCTTAGCTTAAAAGACTTTTGGTTTTTGCATTGAATTGCTACCTCGGTGGCATCAGGGTGCTTAACTCCATGAATATCCCCAGAATCGTTTTCTCCAGCCAAGGCTGTTCTTCTGGCGTTAATAAATTCCTTTTCTTTTAGATAACCAACAATGGCGGTCTCAAAAGAAGTACCTTTTGCTTTATGTTTGTTGCCCATAACCTAATTCATCCATTAATCGTTATTGTCTTCATAAGTTACTCCTCTTCAATTTCGTAATTTGCATAACTCATTGTTATCAGTTTGTTGTCGGGTGATACACCAATCCAGGTTGGCGAGTCGCTATCACACAAACATCCCACTGTTATTTTGGGGTCTGAGCTAAACGAATGCCCACAGTTGTTGCATTTAATCTTCATATTTAGGCAATAAACCGTGCGGCTCTGTTTTCTTTTGGAGCAAGACTAATGCGACGACTTAACTCTCTTGATAAAACTTGAGCACCTCGTTCACACCGATCAAAAACTGTATCTACAAGTTTTCGGTAAGCACGTGCCTGTGTATACGCTTCTTGATGCTTTTGCACTTTGTCTTCAACGTCACGTTTTGCTTTAGCAATAGTTACCAACTCTCCTTTTACTTTGTTGCCCCATTGCTCAATCAAGGTACAAGCTTTCACATACTCAAATGCGTTTAATTCACGCTCTTCAACAATTTCGGCAGTTACTAATTGTGCTTTTGCATAATTAACCCAAGACATGAATTCAGAGTACAAAGACATCAATTCAGTTTCTGAAATGTCACCAAGGTTTCGTGGAACCACCGGAAGTAGGCTGTGTGGTTTTTCAGGTAATACAAAGTTTTTTAGGAACCTGTCCATCTCTGGAATTTCTTTTTCAATCATCATTTGCTCCAACACGTGTTCTTATAAGGACAGTACTTGCAACCATTGCAAGTCGCTGCTTCTGCCCACGCTGGTCGCATGGGTGGAATCTTTTGTTGTAATGCTACTAGCAATACACGACAACTATCAAGTATGGGCTGAACAAGGTGTGGTAAATACTTAATTGAAAACTCTTTAGCTTCTTGGGATGGCTTCCATTCATAAATAAAAGTTAGGTCATGTATGCCAGTGCAGTGCATATACAACATTCCTTGGCGGACATGGCTAGGAAATGGTTGGCGAATCTTTTTCCATAGACCATCAATGCCCATACTGGGGTCTTCCTCATACTGTTTGTATAAATCAAAATCTTCAAAACGAACTGTGCCTACTCCAACAGATTTTATTTCAATTAAAGTCCTTCCCTTTTTGTCTGAAACAATGCCGTCAGCACTTCCTCGGATGCCGTGCTCCCCATCTTGTACCGGAACTTCGGCGTAACGAAGTGCAATAGTTGAGGCACACTCTGGGCAATGGTCTGGAGACAAATCCCACCACAAATGGTTGCAGGACCCGCAATTAAAGTTTCCTTCTAGTACTCCTGCTTCCCAAAGCCAGGTTTGCCATTTGTAGTGAATAGCATGACCTTCTTCAAAAACGTTTAAGCGTTGGAAAGAAAAGTTTTCGTCAGCTTTAACTTCGTTTTTAATGGTATACCAAGACGCCCTTGGACACCAATCTTTCTTTGCTAATTCGCTGGGATGAAAAAAAGATGTGTCTCGTTTTTTATCTTTTTGTTTTTTATTTTTTAACAACTGAATTGCAACAGTTGGCAAAACCCTACCGTTCATTTTTAATAGGTTTTTGTAATTGTGCATGTCAGACATCAGTTGTTATCTCCAAAAAATCATCTTCACCAATGACCACGTAACGACGACCAGCGAGGTCAAACTGCAACACAGGTACACGATCTTCAAGTAACGCACGATCCCTCAATTCTCGTAAATCTATTTCTTTAAGAGTAATTGTTTTCTTGTTTTCCGTCAATTTATTTTCAATTAAGTATTCGTGACTACGAACATCATTTTTCCTAAGCCATCCTGCTCCAGACCGTGCATTCCTAGAACCTTTATAAGTATCAGCTGTCCTTTTTTCCTGTTTCTTAGAGGACTTCATGATTCGTGTGTGTCTGTCCGGATCTCTCCCTAGTATGGTCATCTAACTACTTTGTAATATTCTTCAATGTCGTGTTTTAATTCTTTTTGCATAAATAAATCTTCTCGAAAAGCTTCAAGCATTTTGTCTTTTCCTTGCCATTTTTGACTGCCATAAGCATAGTAAGCCCCTGAGCGTGTGATTACTTCAATCACTGTTGCAATGTTAATCATGTCTTTCAAAGTATCAAACGAACCTTTGGTAAAACCAGGTGCATCCGTGAAGTAAAAATCAACAACTGCTTGTTGTGACGGCTTGTATGTTTTGTTTTTTAAAGTCCGAGCTTTAATAGTTTGCCCTACAATTTCGTCTTTGTCTTTAATCCACTCATCACGACGAACTTCAACTCTGACAAAATAACTAAAGTTTTTGGCAAGACCTCCGGGTGTTGTTCTGCTATCTCCCCACATAACGCCAATCTTCTGACGCCATTGGTTAATCATCAGACCTGTGCACGAGCGTTCTTTTTCTACCATTGAACGCTTCTGTGCTTCTGAAGCTTTGCGAAAAAACTTTGAAGTAATACGAGCACCTAAACCTACGGTGAATTCATCCATCATTCGTTCTGATTCATCTGTAGGCACAAGTGCTGGCAACGAGTCAATGACGATGCAATCCGCGGCACGATTCTTCATTAACTCAATGACCAAGTTGTACGCTTGTTCCATACTGTTTGTTTCAATAACCCACAGGCGAGCAAGGTCAACACCAACGGCTTTTGCGTAATCGGGCACAAACTCTTCTGCGGCAACCCAAACTGCTGTCCAATCTGGGTTAAGTGCTTGGTTGGCCGCAATAGTTTTGAATGCTAATGCTGTCTTTCCAGATGATTCGTCACCAATTATTTCTGACCATTGGTTTGCTGGCCAACCACCGCCAAGCATCAAATCGTAAGCAAGTATGCCGGTGGTGGTGCGCTCTAATTGCTGGTGCATTGCATCAGCCCTTAAAATTGAAACGTCGTTTTGTTTTTTGTTTATTTTGTTAATTATTGCCGAGATTGACTCGTAATCGGTTTCCATTTTGTGTTCCTCATACTGACCACAGTGCTTGGTCTGCTTGTTCATATAACCCGTTCCACCCACATTCAAAACATCTTGGTGCTGGTGAATGCCCAAGACTACCACCGTTTGATCTACTAAATACGTTTTTGCTACCACATCGTGGGCAGGAAAGAGAACCTTCTCGTCTGTGGGCTTCCCCACCCTTCCACGTGCGTATTGCTGTACCCATGTCTGTTTGCCCAGCAGGGTCTCTATGTTCTTGGGTATCTATTGGTTTTTGCGCAGCAACTGATGAAATTTGTTGACGCAGTGCAGGAAGAATTACATTCTTGGTTACAGGAGGAAGAGAAGTATTCTCTTGTTGGTCTTTGTTAGCTAACTTTTTATCCCACCACGATGACATGTTGTGCAAACCTCATTCCTCATCATACTCAACATGCCCAAGCAAAGCAACTTTTTGATTTGACAATAATTTTTGAACCAATGCCATACTATATGACAAGATAACTCCCTTGGTGCTTTCTACTATTTCGGCGTTGGGTCCTTGAAGTTCGGGCTGTGTGGTTGACAATACTTGGATAAACCACTCAACAGACTCTACTATTTCGTCAAAAATGCCAAAATCGTGTAATGTCTCCCACTGATTTTCTATCAATTCATTTTCTAATTCTTCAACGTCTTTTGAAACTGGAGCAAAACCTAGTTGATTAGCAACGCTTTGCCCTGTTTGAGAAGACAACATTAAACAAAAATTTCGTTTATCAAGAGTAGTTGTCATTGCTTTGCCTCCGCCCAACTTCGTGCCGAGTGACACGAAACTTTTAATGTTACTCCCATGATATCTCTATTATGACCCATGGCGGTTATTAACGTATTTATTGAGTCTTCTTCTTGATCCTCTGGAGTAATTGCAACAAGTTCGTCGTGAACTTGAACAAGCATCTTTGTTTTTGTATCTTTAAATGCTTTATCAACATCAATCATTGCTTGTTTGCAAATATCAGCAGCACTACCTTGAATGATGGCATTAATTGCTTGTCGCTGTGCTCTAGAAACTAATTCAGAAGAACGAGATGACAAGTCAGGTAAACGCCTGCGTCGTCCACTAATTGTGGTGACATATCCTTTCTTAGTGGCTGTGGCAATAGCCGTTTGTTTCCACTTAGTCAGGCCGTGAAAACTCTTGTAATAAGAAGCCAGTAGTTCCTCGGCATGCTCTGGTGTTATGCCAGTGACCCTAGCGAGTTTGGTTGAACCACCACCATATGCTGTAAGGAAATTCACACCCTTACCTATCTGCCGTTCTTCTGAAGTTATTTCATCAACATCTTTTTTGAATACAGCAGCAGCCGTTGCAGAGTGAATGTCCTCGTTGTTTTTAAAAATCTCAAGCAAGCGAACGTCTTGGCTGAACATAGCCATAACACGCAACTCAATCTGATCGTAGTCAGCAACCAACATTATGTACCCATCAGGTGGTACAAATAGTTTTCTAATGCTGGAATCACGTGGGATGTTTTGAAGGTTCGGAGATGACGAAGACAAACGCCCAGTGGCTGTTCTATGTAAGTTGAATGAAGGATGTAATTTGTTGTTGTTTAGTTTGGGCAACAAACCATCTACATAGGTGTTCTTTAGTTTTTGAGTTTCTGACCACTCAAGCAAGAGTGGAATAACTGGATGCTTACCCCGAAGACTTTCCAGAGACTCAGTGTCTACTGATGGTGCGCCCTTTGGTGTTTTCTTGGTGGGCTTTAAACCTAGCCCACCTTCTCTCTTTTTATTAAATAAAAACAATTGCTTGTCCTTATTTGAGTCTGGATTGAATCCAGGGTAAGCAAACTCTGATAAAAGTAATAAAGTGTCATTTAACTTTGTGTCTAGTTCTTTTCGCAAATTCTTTAAATTGTAACCATCTACGGTTATGCCCTCTTGCTCCATGCTCATCAATACCTGAAGTACATCCATGTCTTGTTTCATTACTGGCAGTAGTGAGGATTCTGCTTTTAGTTTAGCCATCAATTTGACGTACAACATCCATGTCCAGCGAGCGTCTAAATGAACATAACGAGATGCGACTCCGTAAGAAACTGAGTCAATGGTCTTTCCAAGCTTTCCTTCTTTGTCATAGGGAGCATGGTTACCAAAGTTGTGCAAAATTAAACTTACTAAAGAGAAACTAGGAATGTTCTCGTCGCAAATATGTTGTAAGACCATTGTGTCTCTGTATGGTCCTGGCGGTAATTCCCCGTAATACTTTTGGATGGACAAAGCATCAAACTTTACGTTGTGACCAACCTTTATGGTGTTACCAAAGAAGATCGGGCGCAAAGCTTCAAACACGTCATAGCGAGACAATTGTGTTGGAGGCTCACTGTATACAGGCGGAATGTAATACTTAGTTTTTGCCAACGAAGTCTTTCCGTTCTTCAAAACCTTGCGATACTCCGGTGGTGGCAAAGTTGCTCCGTCCCCACGTTGCTCAGGGACAAGCATTTCACCTATTTTATGACCCATAGGAATAGCCCACGAATGTCCGTGGGTTGCAATACCTAACCAAAACACTTCATTGCGAAGTGGGTTAACAGCAAGGTCCTTCAAATAGCGTTGGCGAATAGCTTCAGTAGACCTTTCAACAACATCCTCACTGGGATTCTTAAGCGTCGCAATGTGCTGTTTACACTCTTTTTGAAAGTGTGTATTCACATCATCGTGACGCTCAAGAACACCCCGTGATTCAATGTCAAAAGCAAACGAGCCAAATTCTGTGACTACGTCTACTATCTGCTTTAATTCCTCAACGGTGTTTACCGTCTTGTACATTGATTACCGTGCGTCGTTGATCTCGGATGAAATGTCCAAAAGTTCTGAACGTGTCGGTATTGAAATAATTTCAGGTGTATAGCAATTGCGCTTAAGCACAGCCATGTCTTCATCTGTGTAGCCAACCATTGACCACTCTGACAAGTCACGCTCACGAACCATTTGAAGAATGGTTTGTGTTTGCGCACCTTTGCCAGTTTTAGATACTGCCCAGTAGTTTTTGGACAATGGACCTTGACGAGGGTCTGTGTGAAAGTTCTTAAGTTGATCAATCAAACGAACGCCAACCTCAAATGACTTAACTGATAAGTCTCCATCTTCGCCAAGTACTGCAATGTTGAAAGCAAACTTGGTTGATGGGCGATTACCAGCGTCACAAAGTGGGCAACCTTCAGGATGATCTGCCAAGCAAACAAAAGACTTTTGACCAGCACGGCCATCAATCCAGTGTGTGCGAAACGATGCATAAGGTTCGTCCTCTAGGAACTTAATAATCTGTGGGTCTTCTGTGACCTTGAAACGTTGAGCAAACGCTGAAGTTGATTCTTGCACTTTTTGTGCTGCACCCCAACCGCGGTTGATTACGCTTCTCTTTGCAGTAGTAGCTACTGGTGTTTCTACTCGCTCTTTTTGAGTAAGTGATTCTTTCTTTGTTTCAACTTTGACAGGCGAATCAAACTCTACTTCGTCTGTGTCAAAGTCATCGTCGTATTTATTTGGCATTTGTCTTTGTCCTTTGTGTTTGTGTGTGTTTTTATTTTTTCCAGTTGTCTGTTATGTATTGCTTTAGTTTATTCCAATTCTCAGTCGTCACAACTCTTGGGTCTGTATCTCCAATTATTGTGCTTACTGCGAATACTATCAAGTCTACCTGCTTACGGGTGTAAATCCTCCTTCCTTTTGCCTCTACTCCAGGAAGCTGTCCTCGGTCTGGAGGAGCTGTCCTGTAGATGGGTTTTGGAATTATTCCTTTTGTTTCCCATGATCTTAAGGTTCCTGTTTTCTTTCCTAAAACTTTGGCTAATTGTCCAATTGTAAATACTTCAATCCGTTCTCCTTTAATCACATAATAAGAAGATTTAACCCCAAAAAACGGATCGTCAATCTTTTTTGGTTTACGCTTTGTCCGGTTCTTTGGAGGGCGTTTTCCTGGGTAATCTTCTATACCTTCAAAGCCCACGTTTCCTTCTCCACATAAAATGATTTAACTTTTTCTTGAATTTCATCGTTATCCCATGCTAACCCAAGCAAACGGTCTTCGCTGATAATTTCAATAACTTCTTTAACAGTATCCCAAAATCCATTTTCTTTTGCCCAAGCTTCTGCTGCAGAGGCGTTAAACGTTTTGGAAATACGACGTTCTCTTTTAATTTCGCACGATGGAAGATTGATCCACAAGTTTCCTTTGTCGTCGGGCTTACCATGTGCGTCAAGAACCTCAGTCAACTCTTTTTTAAAACCGTCTAGGCGCTTCTGTGTTGCCTCCAACATTGACTTGTGGTTTTGAAATTCGCTAACAAGCTTACTAACGTATGCTTCATCAAAAGTTGTTTCAGGTTGTTGTCTAATAATTTTACTCATGTCATACCTCGCTATGTGCTATGAAATCGGATAGTGCTCCCAAAGTAAGTTTATAGTCGCCCTTGGTGTCATAACCACCATCTATAAATGCTTTGTTAATATTTCTCTTCTCTTGTAACATCTCGTACTGTCGTTCTTCAATACTACCCTTCATAACAAATGAAACAACGTTCACATGCGGAAATTCTGAAGAAAGTCTTATGATACGAGCTTCTCTTTGGTCTAGCTTACCTGCTGACCAGGGTAAATCATACGATATTAGATAGTTTGCAATAGGTAAGTCAACACCGTAACCTCCGGCATCTGATGACAAAAACAACCGTGTGTTGGAATCTTGTGTGAACTGTTGCTTAGATGAATCTCTATCCAACATGGTCATACCACCCATAAACAATACGCTGTTAGTTAGGTGCTTAGTTGCTTTCTGAATCAATCTAAGGTTCTCTTTAAAAAATGAAAACAAAACAACTTTATTATTTGGAGACTGCTCTAAAACATCTGTAATGTATTGAACCACTGCTTCTAGTTTTGGTGTTCCAGAGGTTGGTGGCATAATACCTTGGTTTACCAATTTGTTTGCATACTCACTACCTTGGTCATTAGAAGTATCGGCATACATTTTTGCTGACCAATGAACTAGTTCTGGGTTATCACAAAACATGCGCAACACAATTAGTTTGGACATGATGTCACCTTGTGCTTCTTTATTTCCTGAAGAACCGTAATAGTGACTCCAAATGTCAAAGCCTCGTCCTGCTTTAGATATTGCTTGTTGGATTGACTGCAGCAAATCATTTGCTATCTTGCGGTAAACCACTGCTCCTGCTGTGTCAAAAGGAACTGGTATAACTTGTTGTATAACTTGTGGTAATTGGTCTGCAATGTCTTCTCTAGTTTTGCGAATCATTACCCCTTCCATACTGTTGTGTAGTTGTTTTAAATTGCGATAACGACTTGGCTTACCAAACCTGTCTCGTACAATAAACGTCCTATCAAAAATGTCAACTTTGCCTAGAACTTTTGGGTCTACAAATTCCATAATAGAAAACAATTCTTCTGGACGGTTTTCTATAGGTTGTCCAGTCAGGGCAAAACGATAGTGATATCTCTTTCCTATGCGCTTAATCAAACGAGAACGCCTAGCTTTAGCAGACTTGATAATGGTGGCTTCATCAACAACCATTGCATCAAACGTGTATTTTTCAAAGTCAGCCAAATCATTCTTTAAAGATTCAGAGTTAATGATTACATAAGTGGCGCTAAGCGATGCTCTCCATTGTTTCTTTCTAGCACTTACAGTCCCATCTATAACAATGCAGTGAGAGTCAGTAAACTTTTTAATCTCTCGCTCCCATTGGTATTTCAAAGATGACGGAACAACAATTAAAGCTTTCTTTAATTCTCCTTGGTCTTTCAATGTTTCCAACGCAGATAATGTTGTAATGGTCTTACCAGCACCCATGACTAACGCCAAAAGCATCTGACCACGGTCTACCATTGCGTCGGAAGCTTCTTGCTGGAACGGATACAAGTTTCCTTTAAACATGCAACCACCACGGGAATACCGATGCTTTAGATATTGATTCGTAAACCTCTGCGTCTGTCATATCACCAATGTCTTTTGCATCTGTATGAGAGTACTTTGCCCAAAGAACAGGAGTTCTAAATGCAGGCAATTTTTGTCTTAACTTTTGTGCAGCTGCTATTCCTGCTGAATCATTATCTAAAGCAATAATCAATTTGTTTACATGGTTAGCGAGCAAAGAAATTTGTGTCTTGCTTATGTGCGCACCAAACGAGGCTAGTCCACAGCAACCACTCATTGCAGTATGCAGTCGGACAACATCAAGTGGAGATTCAACCAAAACGCAAGTATCGCAATCTGCTTTGTCAAGACCAAACAGTGTGCTTGATTTGGAAACACCAACTGGATAATTTAGAACTCTGGTTTTGGATTTAGATTGCCAACCTAACAATTCCCCAAATGAAGACACTATTGGAATAACCCATGCTCTTGTAGATGTATCCCATCGGATACCATACTTTCGCACCGCTTCTCTGTCTAAGTTCCTGCTTGCCAAAAGTTCATCAGATGGTACGGAGAACTTACTAAATGCCATCCAGTCAACAACGGGTTGTTGTGGTTCTTGCTCTACCGGGTTGGTCAACCTAGTAAGTCCATTATGAATTAAGAACTCGTGAACAGCAACAATAGAATCGGTCTCACCTGTTAACTCGGAAACCAAATGAGACAGTGTTCCTTTAGCACCACATGAATAACAAATCCATAAACCATTGGAGGCGTTCATGGACCACGACGGCGATCTGTCAGCCTTACCAGTTCTGTTTAAGTGAACGGGACACCTAGCAGAAATTTCAGTGTCTCCAACACGTACAACATCAACACCTAAATTTTTTAAAACATCTGCAACGTCAGTAGTACCATGAATCGCTGTCATCATCGCCATCGTCCTCTCCCACCTCGGTGAAGTTCATGTTCTGCCAATCCCAGTTAATCCGAATCTCACCCAGTGGTGCTGAGCGAGCAAGTACTACACGGATGATTGATTGGTTATCAATGTCAGGATCTGATTCTACGCCTACGATTAAGTCTGAGTCTTGAGCAAAAGAAGATGTGTAACCAATGGAGTCTGCGGTAATCTTGCGCGATTTCTTGTTACCAAGTTTCCATGACAAAACTTGAGTTGTTCCGATAACTGGAATGTCTGCATTTTGTGCCAAACGCTTTAAAGACCTAGTGATATTGGTGAGTGCTTGTGGCGAACCCTTCGGTTCACCGTTCTCATCATCCATCAAGTAAACACCGTCAACAAATAAAAGGTCTGGTTTAAATTCTTTTACCTTTGCTGCCAATGCACTGACTGTGGTTAATGATGATGTGTCTTCAGTGACGACAAACGGATGCATGTTCTTGCGCATGCGCAGAGTGTTTGCAATCTTTTCTAACTCGTTGTTAGTCAGTGAACCACGCAAGATGTTTGTGTATGCAACCTTAGAAACAATGGCGTCGTATCGTGCTGCTTGTTCTTCTGCAGACATTTCAAATGAAACAAACAATGGTGTCTTGCCGTGAAGGTGGGCGGCGTTTGCCATGATGAGTGTCATCAATGACTTACCTTTTTTAGCCTCACCTACAAACGTAATTAATTGTTGTGGTCTAAACCCAGATGTAATCCTGTCCAAGCCAAGTAGACCAGTTGGAATACCACGCAATGCGTTTGGTGTGCTTTGTAATTCTTTGTATTTATCAACACGTGATTCCCATGTCTCAATCAAGTTAATATCACGCAACCGTGCTGTCTCTGCAGATGCTTTTTGCAGACCAATGGAAAGGTCTGATAACGCTTTAGCCGTATCACCAGACTCCAACGATGGCATCGCAAGAGCCATAGCTTCAAGAAGGTTACGATGGCGATAAGAATCGTAAACCTCATCAATGAGTGCCGTGAATGGTTCATCTTCAGCAGTGATTAAACGAATGTCGCCGAACTCCTGGCTTAACGCTCGCTTAGATGGAACCTCACCGTGGTCTCGCCAGAAAGTTACAACCCATGACCAAATTTTTGACCACTCTGCTGTGAAATGGTCTTCTTTTATTCCAGCCTTTAATGCAGCTGATAAATCTTTGGTTTGGATTACTTTGCTTATTAAAAGATGTTCTGCACTAGCCATTATGCAGACCACGCAGTCTTGGGCGTAACCACCGTGGATCTAAACCCAATAATCTTTGCATGCTCTTCATTTGCTGTATACACCTTCTGTATTGACGGAAAAAATCTGAGGTCGTATGCTAACTCCTCAATTGATTTGTACGCCGTTACTGTCGTTGATATCCCTTTTCTGATTAACCACTTTTCAATGCTGTCAACAAGATAGTCGGGCAACAGCGTATAAACAACTATCCCCACGTTATATCTGTTAATTAAATCAATTGCGTGCTTTATTGGTATTTCGTTTACTTTCCAAAAAGATATGTACTGTTCCCAATTCTTAGTTGTCAAAGCAACACGAGACCTGACTTTGGACAAACCTTCCGGTTCTGATGCCAGAACTCCCTCAAACATAGTTGCTTGCGAGATTGGAGCAAAAGAAGCTAAATCATTCCCCTGCATAATGTGGATCCAATAAACGATAATCCTTTCCTAAGAAAGGCAACACACAACAACACTCGCTGAGTATGGAGGCAACACGCGGTCCGTAGATATCGCTTAAACGCGATAGCGGAATCTCACTGGTGATAATCGTGATGAGTTGTTGTTCATAACGACTGTTTAACATAGAAGTAATTGCCTTCTTTGTAAAGTCAGTCATTCGCTCTGAACCAAGGTTGTCCAACACCAAAACGTCATACACAGCATTGATGTACTTCAACATGTATTCGTCAGAGTACATGTCGGACAAAACATTGTCGGGATTCATCTCATCGTATGATGCTTCAACAAACTTTTCAGCCGTGATAAAAAAACCACTTAGTTGATGGTTCAATACGATTTCACGAAGCAATCCACAAGCAATATGCGTTTTACCACTACCAGAGCCACCAAAGAAGTAAAGACCTTCTCCGCATTCTCTGTTGTGTTCAATGTTTACTAACCACTGACGAACGTATGTAACAACATCGGGACTGCCTAACTCTGTGTTGTAGTCATCTAAAGTTTTTTTAGTAAAACGTTTTGGTATGTGCGCATTCTTCAATCGTTCAATCGGTTGTCTATTGCGCCAATACTTCGCAGAGTGCCACTCACTCATGTTTACCTCTCATCAATCTCTTGTCAACAGTGTATTCGGAATAATCGTATTTTGTCAAAGGAGTGTCTACTTTTTTCTTTAATGCATCCAACCGTGATGCAAATCCCTTCCACGTTGGTACATCTGTTGGCAATGGTGTTTGTTTAAGCTCGTGGGCAAACACATCAATCATTTTATAAATTTGTTCTATTGTCACGCCTTTTTCTTGCAAGTTCTTAAATACCTTCATTAAGGCTATTCCGTTAACCGGAGCATTTAGGGTCATGTTTTTACTGGCTGTCGCATCTCTAAAATAAGCAACCAGTCCAGTTGTTGAACTTTTCTTTTTAACTGGTTGTTTATCAACAGGTTCATCAGCGCCTAAAGTTTTTCCACCCCAATCATCAATCATTGCCCAAACTCGTTTTGCCCTTATCAACAATGTACTTCACTCTAATCTTTTTACCATTCTCAACCGGAGTCAAAGACAATTTAGGCATCATTACTTCCTTGCCTTTAGCGTCCAGTTCTTTCACGCTGTACTCCCACATCCATCGCATTCCTCTACCCATTGCTGTTTCTCCCGTCGGTAAGTTTTAACTGTCGGTTCCACCGACTATCCGTTGAGTATAAATCCAAGCTCTTAGTACCTTTTGTTTTCTTTTGGTTTTCCTTCTTATTATTATTTTTCTTTCTTATTTGGGTGTCTGTGGAGTCACTCAATATGAGTGTCTCTGGAGTCACCCCAGTAGTGTCTGGGGAGTCACTACTAAATACCCCAGTGTCTCTGGAGTCACCCTCATTAATTAAGGCTTCTGCGGCTGCCGTATTGTACGTAATTACGTACAAATTGGGCATGTTCTTTCCGTATCTACCCATCTTTACAATCTTGCGAATGACACCAATCTCAACCAAGCGATGCATAGCCCTAATCACTGTCCTACGGTTGTAACCAGTATCTCTAGCCAAAACATCGTAAGTTGTAGATAAAGTTTGGTCATGTGTGTTCATGTAACCAATTGCACAAGTCAACACATGCAAAGCTATAGAGTCACCTTTCATGTACTTAACAACCCAAGTAGGTATGGAAATCCAGGGACCTCCCAGTTTGGTATTCTCCGCCGCACTTTTTGGTTTCATATAGTTGCATCCTCTCTTATGATCGTGTTATGCTTTTGGTAAGTAAACGGTTCCCTTCTCCCGTTTACTATTGCGAGTTATTTATTAACTGCGCAAGGCCCACTTGATAGTGGGGGCGTTGGTTTCCCTTCTTGCCAACGTCCTCACTGTGGGTTATTCTGAACTTAAGAACTTTAAAACTGAGGCCTTAGGTCCAACAAAAAACGCCAATTTACCGTCCTTAACATAACTAAGCGCGTAGTCGTCATTAGACGCTTTAGAAACCGAATCCTGTGTAGGGGGAAGGGTACTCTTTTTTGACGCATCCTGGGGCTTCCTAGAGGCCTCTGAGGGCTTATCCTCAACTGGTTCCCCAACTGTCAGAGGCACTAAACCATTACATAGGTCTAAGGTCTCCATTCCCTTTTGGTTAGCCGTAATAACAATGTCTTCCACAAATTGGGTTGGTTGACCGAGAGTGGCAACCTCATCCCATAAAACAAGCACAGTAGCTTCTGGATAGCTGTCCAAACTATCGTCAATAAGATTGTCTACTTTTAATACTCGGTTTGCAGCACCTTCCACTAGATGATGAACTTTGGCGTCGGCATGAACAACGGTAAAAGATGCTGAATGCTCTATAAGCCAGTCATACACCCTGCTTTGCCCATCGGTTGGTTTACCAGTCCAAAGGACTACAAACTCCTTGGTGGTTAACGCCACATCGTTTAAGCCAGTTTCAATTACATTCGCACTTGCGTTACCCGTACCTGCAATGAGGTAATACCTAGACTTCTGCATGTTGTCCTCCTACTTTAAAGACTTGTTATGTGCCATATCTCCTAGATAAGTCAGACAGCGTAGCACCGTGTGACAGACACCAGCAAGTGTTGCGATAACTAAACCGCCTACCCAAAGATTATCTACCTCAACAACAAACGAAGCGCCGTAAGAAACAACGACTCCCGCTAAAACTTTTACCCAAGGCATTGCCTCTTTAGGTAAAAGCAAATCAATTACTTGTAACAGTTTGTAAACGGCTAGTGCACAAATTATATAGTTCATGTTTTTCCTGGAATCCAATCGTAGTTAATTGTTTTGTCTATGGATGGGTCAAGAAGCATAGTGACTGGTAACAATTTTGGCAACAACTCAGCAATGGTTTCTTGCGTCTTTTTTCTGTTGGTTGAATACGTAGAATAAGATGCGTATTGACTACCAGACCATTGATGGTCTGCAAAATTGTTTTGATAAACAAAACCGCCAAAGTCTGAATCACCATTAAAGAACGGGCCGTAAGAGTTAGGCTCAACCATCCACTTAGTTATTGTGGTTGATGCACCAGCCGCTAAACCAAGAATAAGAACTGGGTACAACATAGCCGTGGTGTTTTGTGTTGGCGCTAGTATTACTTTTCTACCAGCTGGACTTAGGTTTGCAGGAATGATTTGATCGCTTTGGTTACTGGTTGACCAGTTAGACCATGACGTTGATGCAGATGCCCATTGAGCACCCCAAATACTTCCAGCAGATGCTGTTGTAATTTCAATAGATGACCAATAATCAATATTGTCTTTTACGGGAACAGCAACAGTAGACATCAAAGCAAATTGTGCTGATGAACTTCCTGAGTTGGTGACCGTTAGATATTGACCTGATTTAGTATAAGCAACAGAAGCAGTCTCTGTTGTTAAATTCCATTTTTTAGTTCCAGTATCAATTACAAACAACGAGTCTGCAACTAGGTTTGCTTTTTCGGCATGGATATTAAATGTGTAACGAGGACTGCTAGTTGATTCAATGACATCAACTTCAGAACCAGTTACAGCAATCAAATATTGTTTTGTTGCTTCAAGAGTTCCTTTTCGTTGACGATAGTAAGCAATGTCTTTTAATATTTGCCGGATTCGTGATGTTCCTAAATCCTGAATAGAAACCTCTAAACCAAACATAGTAGCTAATTGGTCTATAGATTCTGTTTCTGTTTTCTCAGGATCGTATTGTTGAACTACAGAGTTAAGCAAAGTTCTAACACGGTCAAATTCAAATCCAAAAATGTCCAAGAACCGATATAAGTATCCTCGTGACAAACCTTCTGGGTCTGTAGAAGCTCCATTAGTGTCAGAAACACGATGGTGAGATGGTATGCGTTTCCATAAAGCATCGGTTGTATGATGGTCAAAAGGCACCAATTCTTGTAATGTTGCAACTCTTTCGTACCAATTGATACCAGAAGGTCCTGTTCCGTTTTGATTCCAATGTAGAAATAGAGAATAATATGCCCACGCCCCTGAAGGAACATTATAATGAGTTACTGCGTAAGTTGTGTCTAGATAAGTTTGTGTTTTAATGATCAACCCGTCGGCAACTGTTTCAGGAGCACCTGTTTTAGAATAAACAACAACAACACCTATAATGGAAGTATCTCCAGATCCTATAGTTTCAGGATCCTCAATTAAGAATGAAGACCACGATAGGTCTACTGAGGAATGGGTTGTTGCTGTTGCTTCAAATGTTGCATCAATATTCAGCACACCAACTGGGGCAATGAAACCATCTGCTCGTAAAGAACTATCCGAATCAAGACGTGTTTGACCAATTGGAGCGTCTGTATCTGTACCACGAACATACGAACCAAAAGGGTTGGCGTCAGGACTTGAAATTAAGTCAACGCGACGAATCCTAAAAGATTTATATGCCATTAGACAGAAGCAACTCCACCACTAGCAGTTACAGCTAATTGAGAAAGCAACAACAACCTATTTGTTGCAGCTTGAACTCCTTCAACTGCAGGTATTAATGATGCAGTATCAATTACACTAGATGCGCCAGTAGTAAAACGTGAGATGCTGACATAGTCAACGCCATCTACATCCAAAATTGCACGGTACAAAGTACCAAGAGTTATTGTTTGACCAAACGACACATCGTCAAATTCAAACAATGCTTTAATTGCAATTTCTACTTCTTCCTTGACTGCATCCTGGATGTAGCTTGGTAGAACAGATACATTGCATGTAATTTTTACTAGATCTAAAACAACACTAGGAATTACAAGAGAATTGACTCCAACAATTTCTCTAGGAACAATATAATCATAAATTAAATCCCTGTAATTTGTGTCTAAAGTAAGAGGACTAGTTGTTGGGCTAACGGGCAACGTACCATCGTATGTGTCTTGTGCCGTTAATGCATAAATCTTAACTTGTGCATTTTTATATGTTGCAGTTGATGCAACGCTTGCGGATGCAACGCTTGCTGAAACAAGAGCATAAGTAAAAGATGTAGGAGTAGGTGTACCTGTTATTACATAAGTGCCGTCAAAAGTATCATCAACGTTAAATACTCCAACATACTCACCAACCGATAACCCATGATTCGCACTTGTTGTTAACGTAGCAACCGATGAGGTTTTGGCTTTGTTTGTAATTATTCCTTGTTTTGCAGTAGCTCCAGTAACTATTTCTGCTTTTGTTTTGACAATTCCTGGAACGCGCAAAGTAAGTTCTTCGTAGTCCTGTAAAGAGACAGCTCTATCTTGAGACCTAAACGATGCCGGAATGTTTGTCTTTAATGAAATAATACTTTCTGAATCAGAACCACCAAAGGCACGAGTTGTGTTTGGCGTAATTACAATTCCGTCATAAGTTGGTCCAAAAGCATTTGACAACGAATAAAAAGCAGTTACAGCATTTGCTTCAACGTTTCCAGCCAACCCACGACTTCTGCGATAAGTAATAGTTACGACAGCGTTAGTGGATGGAATTTTTCCGTGAATTCCGTTACCAAAGCTGATAACGACACTGTCGTCGGCCTCAATATTTGCCACATATACTTTGTCGGAATTAGTGTTTTCAATCAATCTGTCTACTTGTGTATAGGGAACAGATGCTCCAAGAACACCTTCAGCAACAGATATAACTAGAGAACTTTTAACTACGCCAGTTTTAGAAATTGTATATGTTTGAGAAATTTGACCATTACTTGTAAACGTTTCTGTAAAGAATTCTCCTTCAGTTAGGCTTAACAAAGCAGGAGTTGTTTTGGCATAAGTAACATACCCTGTAATAGCAATTCCAGTTGCATTAAAAGCAATTGCTTGGTTAGATGTAAAGATTACAGAATCAGCAGTTTCTACAAGAGGTTTTGCAGTGAACTTAGTGTTAGCAGGAATCAATATTGGTGCTGCATCCGTAGCCAATGAATTTGTTGCATTTAAAGTTATTGATGTTTGTGCTGCCGTTCTGCCGTGTGGGATGTAGTCCAACAAGCTTGCAATCGCTAACAAAGAAGAACGACGAGTAGCTGTTTCTAAGAACGATTCTCTAGCAGCTTGGTCTACGTAATAATGAAGGATGTCTCCCATGTACGCCACAAGGTCAACAAACAACATGCCAAAATCTGAGTTATCACGAGATGTCCATTCAGGTAAAACTACAGAAGCACGATTCAATAAATCGTTGCGAATTGAAATGTAATCGCGGTTAGTGTAGTCAAAAGTTGTCATAATACAGAATCCTCAGTTAGGTCAGTTGGCAAAACTACATCAATGGTTGCTTGTCGTTTGCCAAAGGTTGGTATTTGGTATTCCACAGTAATTTTAATTGTAGAATCATTTTGTAGAGAGTTTGGTCCATTAATTATCAAGTTCGTTATTTGAGCACCAGCGATGTTTCTTTGCATTCCTTGCAGTGCCTCTAATTTATATTCTTCAAAAATTAATGGGTCAAAGTTTTCATACAAAAGAACATTAGTATTTCCTCCGTATGTTGGCATCATGGGTCGTTCAAACATAGATGTAGATAGATAATCTAAAACTTTTTGTTTAACTATGTCATCAAGCTTTGCAACTTTTGCAAGTTTTCCAGATGAATCAATGTTTAATGGCAGTTTTATAATTGACATAAAGTTCCTAATTTAACTAAAGACCTGAACAGAAAGAATAGATCCATATCCATCTGTTTGGGCAATTACTGGAGTAGGTGAGGGGTTAAGGTTAAGAATAAAAATATTCGTGTAATTAGAGCTATCAGTAGTAACCACGACTTGATCACCAATTGCTGGTACAGGCCAAACGCCATCTACTTTTTTTCTACCTATAAATGATATATCTAATGTCAACTCCGGGCCAAACTTTGAAGGTATTCGTACTTTTATTTCACCCGTATTCGGATCAGACGCAGAAACAATAGCTCTGTGTACATAGGATTGAAAAACCTCAGTATACATATGCTTCTTCCTTGCTGGCTTTCCAAACACGATTAGATAGTTTTGGTGGCACTGATGTTCTATATGAAGACTCTTTTGCTATGGACAAAGGGGCTTTGTTTAAAGAATCTGTTTTTAGTTTAAGTGTTGTAATGTAGTGTTTTTCGTTTACATGATGGGTTGCTTCTTCAATTAACCAATACCCGTCAAACTCTGAATTATATGAATCTATAAAAGCAAGACGACCAGGCATTGCCGTAGAGATACCGACAACGCTAACAAGGGCCGTCATCCCATACGAATCCCTTGTATATTTTTTAACAAATTGTTCCAATGCGTCTTTTGAAGTTGTATTAATAGCAATTTCGTGCGTAAACCTATTTTCAACCTTGGAGCCAAGCCCGCTAGGTCTATCTTGCGACGACGTATATTTGGATTCTTTTCCTAGATTGTCTAATGATTTTAAAACCCAGTTAGCAGCTGCTCCTTGTGGAGTAGTGTCCCCAAAGAAACCATTAAGTTGATATATGTTTCCAGGACGTTTTTCTATTCCTGAATCAGACCTTAAAGTTCGCAATGTAGTTATTGGGGCAGTTTTTACATATGAAGAAAACGGATCATATACAGATATATGAGTGCCGTTTGCTGTTACTGAATACCCTATTTTGTTTGCGGTAGTTACTAATAATTCCCAATCACTAATTCCTTGTTGAGGTATTAACGAAAAAATGTATTTGTTGTTTGGAACGGAATAAGAAAAATTGTATTTAGAAGCAATTATTTCTGTTAATTGTTTAATGGTTTTATTAGCATACGTTGTGTTTCTTAAAGGTTTCATTTCATAACTACTCCCAAAACAAACAACTTTGGCCATTTGAATTAAAGAATCATTTACTATTCCCATTCTTGTTTGTGCTTCAATTTCAACATATGCAACATAACCAATAAACTCAATTATGTTTGCTTCATTGTTACCTAGAGTAATACGTACTGGTAATCCTTTATAAGAGGTTACTGCAATTCCTGGAAATCCGCCGTACGTGATAGTAGCAATGTCATGTTTATTTTCAGAAAAGGTAAGTTCAACATTTCCTATTTGAGTAGTTGGTACAGTCCCACCTATAACATCTACGTTTACCAGTGGATTGTCAATTGCTGCATTTGTAAAAATCATAGAGGCACGCGAATACGGTCATTTGCTTTTAGATCAAATGTAAAATCTATTTGCGGATTTAAATCTAATAATCTCCAATGTTGAGAACTATCTCCATATATTTTGGCTGCCAAATTTTCAAAAGTATCGCCAGGCTTCACAATGTATATTTGAATAGGTATTTCAGAATATTGTTTACGCACAGCAACAACAGTTCCGTCATTAGCCACCTCTGTGGTGTAACGAGATAAAGAATTAATTGTCATGTTTGCGATGTTGCAGCAAAACTTAATTTTTTAAATAAAACATCATCTCCGCAAGCTGAAACTTGATCGTAAACTATTTTTTGCCCAACTGGGTAAGAAACACCAAATCGTTGAAGAGTGATTTTAATTTCTAACTGCACTCTAAATTTGTCTTGTTCAAAGGGTCGCGGATTAATTGCAGCAGGAAGATTCATGTCCCATTTTGCCTCTTCTTGAGCACTAAGACCAAATGCAACAGAATCATTATCTCCAATAATGTGGTCTATGTCATCATCAAGTAAAGATACTGCGTTAGGAAGATCTTCGTATATTTGACCAGCCCCTGTTGCTATAACTAACGGGTTACTAATTGTCCCCCATTGTTCAAACCCAGCAGGATACCCTTTAGTTAAGGTTCCTCCAGTAGCCGAAGTCCTAGTTGGTTGTCTTGAATTACTTGCTCCAGATACGTATGAATCCCAATACATTGAAATTGTTCCTGTCCAGTGAAAAGATGGCTCACCTCCGCCAGCTTTTGACAATGTATTAATTCTGTAATTGAAACCTGCTTCACTTAAGCGTAACGTAAAATTAAAACTTTGTTGCGGGTCCGGTTTAAGTATATAGTTTAGTAAATCCTTGCCACCTTTATGATGAGACACGGATTTATAAAAAGACTTAACACCATCTAAAGTTGCTTTTTCTACTGCTATGTCAGCTTCTGTTTTTGTTTTTTCATCAGGAGCCGATCCAGATTCAGTAAGCGACGGGTCTTGCGTAAGAATAGTTGTTTTTTTAGCAAAACCAATATATAAAGCTTGCACACTTAGTTCTACAGTTGCCTGTGTTGGAACAAACTTTTTAGAAAATTTATGAAAGTTTACGCTGCTTTCCAATACAAAACCTTCAATAATCATAAGGTTAGATAACACAATACGAACTGGAGTTGGCACCAGGAAAGCTTGGTTACCTAAATTTGCATTATTTCTAGTATCATCCAACCAATAAGATGCAGCTTCAGCTGCCAATGTCGCATCCTTGTCTTGTTCATCAGCATTGCTTTCTTCTCCCTCAACTGGTTCGGTTGGGTTTTGTGCATTTGATTCGGCAATTTTTTTGATAGTAGTTAAAGTTTCTTTACTTATACCTTGACCAATAACTCCATCCAAAACCATAATGTCAGCAAGAACACCAATCTTAGTAACCCAAGATTGGTCAAAATTTCCTTCAAGTAGGTCAGCTATATCTTCGGATGTTTCCAAAAGTGGGTTATATACAGAAGAAAAACTTTTGCCTTTTACTTTTTGACCCTTAGACATGTAGTACCCAGAAGCTACTTCTGCTTCACGATTAAACAAAAGCTTTAAACCGTAAGTGGATTGGCCGGGGATGGGTACAGTTAATTGCTCAGGTCTTTGGTTAAAAAAGTACTGTGTGTCATAACTGTTTGCATTTACACTGCGCACAATAGTTTCTGGTTGAAACTGAAAGTTACAACGACGACCTTGTATGTCGCTTGCCCCTTCTCCCATACGACTGTAGAATTCATTTAATCTACGAATGTACCCACGTACTGGTTTATACGGGGCGCCACCCATTGTTCGGGTTGTTGGACCAGGAAATATAAAATTAGGATTATCTTGCAAACGAGTAGTTGGAGATTCTAAGTTTCCTTCTTTGTAGTAAGAAGTTTGAGCATCATTAAACACTTGTGTTGGGGCGGCAACGCCTATTTTGCTACGGCTTCTTTTTAGTTGTGCTTCTTTTTGTTCTTCACGACTCACAGCCATTAGGTTGTCCTCAACAATTCTCGTTTAAGATCGTTATCCAGTAATCGGGCTATTTCTTCAGCCATACGTCTTGCGTCTGACGAGTTGTTTCCAGTGGAGGTCACATATATGTTCGGAGCAATTGTAACACTAGTACCACCAGCAACTTGTACTGTTGTACCTCCACGAGTAGGTTCGTTTACAATAGGGTCACCTTGGTCAAGACCTAGTTGGCGAGTAATGGCTTGGGCTTTAGGCATAATTTCTGCCGTTCCCGTCATTGGGTTTCCTTCTTTATTCCATGGAGAATAGTTTCCACCACCAAATAAAATTCGTGCAGCTTTAATGTTTAATTTAGGGTCGTACAGATCTTCGTTTTTTGAAATACCAAATTGTTGTCTGCGTTTAATTGGGTCTAAACCAACAGACTTATCATCCTTCATATTTATTTGAAATAGTCCGTAGGACAAATCGTCAGAGTCGTCTGCAAGAACACCAGGTCGCCACCTTGATTCACGCCAAGAAATAGCAAGCATGTTTGTAATGTCTTTACCTTTGAAACCACGACGGCTTAGTAATTGGGCAATTTCTGCTGGGTCCATCGCCCCACCAGGCGTTGTTCCAGCACCTTGCGGACTCTTTGCGGAACTTTCTCCATAAGCCGCTTTACTTACAACGCCAGAACTAGCAGCCCCATCCATTTTGTCAAAGCTAAAGTTTCCTGGTCCTGAAACAATGTCGCTAATACTTACTTGGTTAAATGTTTCAGCGCCACCATGACCACCTGGAGAATACTTTGCAAAATATTTGTCACCTACAACATACCCTCCTGTAGGTTTGCCAGTAGATGGGTCTAGCTTTACTGAACCTTTAGAAGTGCCAGCAGGTTGACCCCACTTAGAACCTTGTTTTTCGTATTCCCATCTAGAATCTGGAAGCTCTGCTGGTTGAATGTGCCATGGCTCTCCCAAGTTTTTTCCAAATGTTTTTAGTCCATACTTGGATGCATTTTCTTGAACCCAATCAAGGTCTCCAACTAAGTCTGCAGCCAAACCGATCTCGTGCATAGAACGACCCGGAGGAGCAGCAGGTGCACCTGAAATATGTTTGTATTGTTCGCCATTCCACTCAACATCACCAGCAGAACCATCAGTTACTTTTTTGTAACGGCTTAAGAACATAGTCCTTTGTTCAGATTCGGAACGACTACCAACTCCCAAACCAACATTAGGATTGTCTGCAAACATTCGCAACAAACGATCTTTAAAAGTAGAGTTTAATGTTCTAAAACTTGTAGAGTTTGATAGTTCACCAAGACTCACACGCTTTGCAGGACTGCTGTACCCCATTGGTACTTTTGCACTACCGCCTTTTTTTACACCGCTTTCAGGTGGGTCACCCATCATTGTGGCTCCAAGCATACTAAGACCAAGACTTGCTCCCATAGACGTAGGAGCCATTAATGCACCTCCAACCATTAGTGCTGCTCCACCAGCTTTTCGTAGGATGCTTCCTCGTGAGGATATGTTTGCTCCTACAAGGCCGCTTAAAGTTTCTTCTAGTTGCCCAAGTGCCTTAGTAACTGCTTGAGTATTCTTTTCAAATTGGGCTAAGTTATCTGCTTGGCGTTTGTAGTAATTCTCATCACGTCCTTCTTTAACACGGGCTGTTTCTTCAGCTTGTGTTGCAAAATTCTTCTCAATACCCATGATTTGACGGTCTGATTTTTTAGACGGGTCATACATAGTTGTTTTGCCAGTCTTCTTTTGGTACTGAATATTGGCATTTGCATAATCCAAAATTTGGTCAATCATGTCTTCCGGAACACCGGAAGCCATTAACATAGCTCTAGTGTTGGACCCTGCTTGACGAGCACCAGCAAGTCTTCCTTCGTTTGTTAAACCCGTCCGTTGGACAATTTGTTGCATGACTTTATCCATTGAACGTTGTTGTCCACCGAGACCGTACATACCAGTGCCCAACATCATCGTCAATCTGTTGTTAGCAGCAGGTCCAGCAAGCGTGGCAGCTTGTTGTGCAAGTTGATCTGTACTAATTGAATACCCAGAAAGAGCACGCAACCCAGCAAAACCAGCGGCATTTCCTGCAGCACTTAATCCTGTTTGTGCTTGCATGGATAGTAGAGTACTGATGCCACCATAGCCAAGTCTTTGACCAGTCATATCTTGGCGCATGCCAATGTATTGCATTTGCGATATGCCTCGTTGCTGTTGGTAATAAACGCCTAATTTGTCAGCTGACAAAGAACGGTCATAGTTGTTGTCCATTCTTTGGTTCATTGCATCAATGGTCATTGTCAGATACTGCAAACCTTGTGCTGCGAGGGCGCCACCTTTTCCGCCTCCCCCACCACCCTTAGGAATAAGAGGAACTGCGGCCTGAACAAAAGCTTGGTTTTGAGTTATGCTCCCAGTAGATGGAGTTTGGCTTTTAGGATCACCAAGTGGTAATGAAACTGCGTAAGGCGTTGCTGAACCACTACCACTTCCAGGTAAACCACCAGCGGCTTTGATACTTTGGAGATGTTTTAAAGTTTGAGCTAATTGTGCGTTGACACCTTTGAGGCTTTTAGACAAGGCATCAAAGTCGGTACGAATAGATTTAACACCCTTGACCAACTTGTCCATTTGATCAACGTCAACTTTAAATTTAGCTCTTAAGTCTCCTAAGTTTTTTTCTGCCATGATTACTCCTGTCTACGCCAACGGCTCATCGCCGCCCAATAGGTGCGTTGACGCACCGTCATGTTTTGTATGTCGTTGAGCGAGAAGCCCTTATAAACAGATGCAATAGCATCGTAATCCCAATATGTATGTACTAGATTAGCCGAATAAAAGGGAGGCCCAGTTTAGTGCGATTGGGAAAGGTTTTTCGCAATGGGCACAGTGGGCTTCCACCTCCTTGATTTCTGGGCCTGGTTGTGCTTCAAGTAACTTGTCAATAATCAAAGCACGATCCTTCATGCCAAGATTTTTAGCCCACTTCTCAACATCGTCTGGTTTGTTGTCGGCATCCCAAACGGCGCAACGAGAAATAAGGATAGTATTTTGCTCAGGAATACTTTTGGCTCTTTTGCCAACAGTCTGACTATCTTTTCCTGAAACAAGACGAAACTTTTGTTTTGTCCCATTACGGAGAGTTACCACGATTGGTTCCTGTGGGTTACCTTTTGGTTTTTTAACTGGAAACTCTGACATTTCAATTAACACGTCGTTTGATTTCTTGCAATGAGGACAATTCATTTCGTACTCACGATTTTCACCGTAGGTTGCACGAACAGTTGCAAGGAACAAAGAATCCCTGTCACCTAGAATTAAAGCATCAATGATGTCTGGCTTTTCAGACACTTTTATGTTTCCAATGGTGACAACACTTCGTTTCAAAAGTGCTGCCATGTATTGTGCGTAAAGCAAATCATCGTCGGCATCTAGTGCCGCCAATGCTTCCTCATCTTCTCCAGTTAGTTCTTTAACTACAGCCGTAGTCTCCCACTCCTTAGTAGTTTCATTAAAAATGCCACAAACTAATTCTAAAGTGGTATTTGGTGTTGATACTATGCGTGGAACTGGATCGGATATAGCCGCCGCAACAGCCAATGCATCTTGTTGTGTACCCATTTTATACTCCTATGTTTTTAATTAATTTGCTGTGTCAATTGTTGCAATTTCTTCAGGTGTCCAAGCTACTACAAAACCCTCATGGTGAATGTTCAACTGCTGAATCATAATACCGTTATCACCAGCGTTAAGGTCGCTTAGACCGTAGGCACCTGGCCAGCAATTAAACAATTTAAAAGCTAATTTAATATTGCCTGGCTTGAGCACTGTGTTTTGATCCGAACTATCGTAAGCATACTTTGCGTCACCTGCAGTGTACGGGTGATCAAAAACTTTGACAATGATGTTGCAACGGTAGTTAGTTGTATCTCCCGCTGCACCACCCGGCTCACCGCTTGAGCCACCGTCAACCCATGAGTGCATGAATTTCTGCCACTTGTAGAGTTGAGCTTGTTCTGCAAAAGCTCCTCGTGCAAATGAAATTGGTGGAAAATCTGATTGACCAATCATCTTGTGTGGGTGCGTGTTCATTCCACCCTCACGATATGCGATCAACTCATTCTGCACCGAAAGACCGCCCATTTGAGCAAAGCCCAAATCGCCAATGCCCGATAGTTTTGTACTGAGGGCTGTGCCAAGCGGGACAAACTTAACCGTAAACTTAAAGTTACGAAGAGGGTCTGTGCGTTGTGTTCTTGCCATGGTATCTCCTAGATAGATGTTGCTGTTGATCCACCAGTAAATTGACTGATGTTGATTACAATGAATTCAGCAGGAGTTTGCAAAGCAACTCCAACTTCAATATTTACTTGTCCGTCTTCTACCGTAAGGTTCGTGTTGTTTGTTGAGTTACATACAACATAGAAAGCCTCGCCAGTAGTTCGTCCTTTCAAACCTCCAGTGCCCCAGAAGTTAGTAAGAATAGCCGAAACCTTAACGCTAAGGTCTGACCACAGGCGCTCGTCGTTTGGTTCAAACAAAGCATATGCTGTTGCTTCCTTTAACGTTTGTTTTAGGAAGTTGAGTGAACGACGAACAGTGATGAACTTATCTGTTGTGTTTCGTGCTTGTGTACGGGAGCCATTAATAATTACGCCAACTCCAGGAACAATACTAAACAAGTTCAATTGTTCTGTTTTGTACAGTTGACCTTGTTCTGCTTCGGTAAGTGTGGCTACAAGACCAAATACGTTGCGCAAATCCAAACCGTAACCAGCTGGGGCTTTTGCAACGCCTCGTGCTACTTCGGAACGAATCATTGCACCAACTACGGCACCACCACAAAAAGTGTTGCGGATTGCTGCAGCACCAGATTTTGTTGGGTCATACATTTTAAGAGCTGGTCCATAAACAGCTGCATAGCTTGATTGTGTGTACCCAGCAACTGCTGACGACAATGAAGCCTTAGTAGTTGACGTTAATGGGGTGTCTACAACCAGGAACGAATTTCCCCTAGAAATCATCTTAGTGATTGCGTTGTTTACGATTGTAGATGAAGTTTGACCAACTAAGTTAAAAATTAACGATTGCTGGTTTGCGTCATAAGCATTTAAAGCTGTTGACCAATCCGATGAGTCAATTGAACCAACACCATCGCTACCGTTTGCAAAAGTTTTAGTAACTGCATACGAAGACGATGTCAATCCGGTAATTGTAAGTTCAGCACCCACTGCAACAGTAGCAACGCTTGCTGTTGTTACATATGATGAATAGAGATCAAGAATTGTTGTAATGTACCTGTTTTGCTCAGGGTCAACTGACAGTCCAGACCATTCTTCTACTTGTACACCACCAAGTTTTACAGTAACTGTAAACAGCGTATTTTTTGTAAACTTTGGAGTTGTTGTAGGTGTGGTTAATGTGGTGTTATCAAAAGTATAGTCAACAGTTAAGTTATTTCCCCAAACGCCAACCGACTTAGCTTCAAGTGTCCAAATGTCTGCAGCAGAACCTACTCCAGGTGTTCCTTGAATAGTGCTAGTAGCTTTTACAGCAGAACCATCGGCAACACGTGTAACATAAGCTGCTTGACCACCGTTTGCAAAAAAGTGGTAAACCGCGTAACCAAGATCGTAAGCATTGTCCAATGCCCCAAACAAACTTGTGTATTGTGCCCAGCTTGTTACTAGGGCTGGTGTAGTTGGTCCTCGTTCAGCTGTGCCTACAAACGCTGCAGCCGTAACCCCTGTGTTTGCTTGAATGTTGGTAGTAAACGCCGATTCTGAAACGTATACTCCTGGACGCTCATATGCCATGATAACTCCTATTTGATTTTGGTATGGACGAGATATTACTCATTAAAAACTGTTAGTTGATGTTCAATTGTACTATTAATTGTAGACACTGGTTTAGCAGTAGCAATGGCGGTATATGTATCGCCCGTGATTTCTGCTGACATTTTTAAAGTATAGACTTTGCGAAATATGCGTTTTCTAAAGCCAGATTCTTGATCCAAAAGGTCTGCGTTCGTCCAATCCAAAAGGTCAAGCCTTCTGGTTGTGCCGTCTGCTTGTATGCTAATAGAATTGTATCTAAAAGGAATTACCCGTTGTAATAGTCGGGCCGTTAATTGACGGTCATGTAAAGCCGTTCTGCAATAGGTAGATACTTGATACAAAAGATCTACGGGTATAAAATCGTCTGTTCTTTTGAAAGTCGTAGTTGACCCACCAGTAACGCTGGCGCTAACACTAGGCCAGTAATCAAAATATGCTGGATTATCCGACCACCCACCAGCATTTCCAGAATAAATTAAAACATCGGAATGTTGTCTATCTGTTGCATGTAGGATATCAATAAGTTCAATTGTAATAAATGGGTAATTGCGCTCAGTTTCGGCTTCTGGATATCTAAAGAATACATCTACTTCTCTGGAATTATTGCGGTCATCCGACACCGTACAGTTGGAGAAACGTAGTTTTATAGCCTCATCTTCAGCTAAGAGAAACCCAGTTTTCACGCTTTATCACCCAAGAATTTCTTAATGTTATTGTCTATTTGTTTTCCAAGAGTTTTATTGACGTTAAGGATTTCATGCCTTAACAATGATTTTGCTGGAGGGCCATATTCCAAACTGGCTGCTTTTGCATTAGAAGCACCCACCACGTCGTAGGAAAAAGACAGGTCTTTAGAATCCCAGTTAATACTAAAGTCTTTAGAAATAGAGTTCCATTCTGCTTCTTTTTGTGGCAAAGATTTTCTAATTCTCTTCTCTTCTTCTAATACCGCATCGCCAATGATGTTAGTTAAATGATCTTCAAGATTAAGAAAAAGGTCTGCAAGATAGGTAATTGGGGCAGGACAACCTGTGACAATAGGGTTAGAGGATGCGTTCGTAGATTTGCCAGTCATTGGCACTCCTTTAACCCTAGGCGTTGTATTGCTTAACGCTCGTTAAGCAATTACAGTTTATCAGGTAAGGGATGGCAACGTAGAAGGCCAAGGAAGGTCAGTAACAGACATCGCTGCAGGACCTGGATCGTTTGGCATTTCATCATCTACGTAAACTTCAATTCCTTCAACAACAACCAAAACATCATCTTTCACACGACCACGAACGCGGTACATGGTAACGCTATAGTACCTAGCGTCATACATAAACATGTCGTTTAAGTGTCTTTGGTATTCGTAAGGTTCTTCAATACCAGCATCTCGCATGTCAGCAATAGACAAAACAACGTTTACTACCTGCACTGGTTGCCTACCTTCTGGGATAGCTCGTTTCGTATCTTCGGTTTCAGTAACCATCAATACTGGGACAATTACTTTGTCTTTGTATTTCTTACCATCTGACCCATACGGCCCTTCATCGTACACATCATCGTATTCACTGCCAGTGGGCGAGAAAGGAATAAAACTAAACCACGCTATGGTTTCCCCAACTTGTCGGTGATATTGACGATAATTCTTGCGAATGTGAGCAAGTTCTCTGCGACCATCCATGATTTATATTCCGTAGATAGCAGACGAGTTGGTAGTCACCCCAGGTTCAATTGTGACGAAAACATCGCTAATTTGTTTGTCTTCAGGTTCTTCAATGTTAATAACACCATCTCCAATTTCTGGAAACAGTCGTTCAATCGGCCCATACTCTCCAAGTTCTTTAGACTTATAGATTGGAACATATCTGTTTGTGTTTCTAGAAACACGGCGAAGATTCATTATCTCAATCCTCTCAAGACCAATATTTAGAGCCTTAGCTTGTTTTTCATAAACCTTTGACCAATAATCAAGCAAACTTTGAACCATTCTAAATCTTTGACTTGCTGGTATATGTACAGATTCTGAAGTCGTAATATCAATATCTCGGCTATATTCCGTGAGCAACCCCCATAAAGCCTCTACCACACAGTGCATGCCGATAGTGTCAATCACAATTGAAGACATGCTTTCAAGGGGCAAATCTAAATTATATACATGCTGCTCAATAGAATGGTTTGCGTAAAATTCAAGATCAGAAGGCAGAACCCATTCGTAATAATAACCTTCAACCAGGATACTTGCGCTTGCAGATGGGGTTTGATTAAAACGCAATATTCCATTACGAGCATCTAGTGAATAGTAAGAACTGGCAGAAGTGTTTGAAGATATTATTGTTGGGGCACTGTTTGTGTAAGTAGCAACCCATAGAGAATCCGCGTCAATGTTAGGATTACCAAGTTCATAGGTTCTGCCTACTGCGTTAAACGATACTTGAAAAAATTTAGGAAAATCTCTTAAAAACTTTCTAGCAATTGTTGTAATTGTTTTTACTGAAGCAGGGTCAAATACTGTATGCATGATAATAGTTTACTTTATTATTGATCGCCAGAACCAGAGCCGGGAACTGTGTCTTGCAATTCTTGGTTCATTGCAGGTTGTTGTTCTCTGAAACGCCCCAAACTAACGCGGCGAACTCTTGTAATGTCTGTAACAGTTCCCGCAGGAGTAGGAAGAAGTTCCTCGCTCACAATCCAACAAGCAAAAATGGATTCAGAGGAACATCTGGAATTACTGTGTATACACCTAAGTTTTGCCAAGATCCGGAATGCTTTACATACAAAGATGATTGACCGTTGGCTGGTGTAAAGCCAGTTCGGATATACAAGTCGCCATCTACACCAACTGCAGGAGGAACTCCAGTTCCACTACGGATAACTGTAGATGTTAATTTGCGTTTATCTACAACGCTGTTGTTGCCAAAAGTTTCCCCAGATTTTCTGTACAAAGCATAAAGCACAATTTGAGTAGAAGCAACTGCTGGGAAAACAGGATTGGTTGAACTTGCAGTGCCAATAACAGTATTTAAAGAAAAAGTACCAGCGCTATTTTGCGCAACAATTAAATCAAATCGTGGATCGGCAGAAGGAGCAGTAAATGTCAAGGTGTCTCCAGAAACTGAACCGTACACTCCATCAATAATTACTTCTCCGCTAGCAACAATTGCTGAACCGTTAGAAGCTGCGTTGAAGGTAGCAGATAACCCAGAAAGAACCGCGTAGCGGTTGTTTCCAACAATTTCAAAATCTAATGAATCAGGTTCTGCTTGATCTAAACTTTGGATTGATACACCAAATTGATTTGCGTTCGGTACTATAAATCCTGTCATTGTTTAAACCTCAGAGTGTGTCGTAGATGTTTCCTGATTTCTTAAGATAGTTAAACAATTCACGAGGAAGCTTGTAACGCTGTCCATCCACGAATGAATAGCTTGACTGACTCCAAAACATAA